TCTTCCCAGTTACGACGAATTGCCAATACTTCGCCACTACCCGCTTCGATTGTCACGACATACGGTTTAGCGAGATCGTCTTCCTCGTCGATACCCTCAATAACCAAATCAGCATGCACTTCGTACAGCGCATACCGCTCGTCGTTATTCAGCTCGTACCCACCTTCTTCGGCCTTTTTCTTCTCAATATCGGTGTGGAATGAACCCGGTTCGCCAAGCTCAACATCTGCATAAAACCCACTGTCCTGTAGCTTGCGAATCTCGTTTTTAGTTTTACGCATGATGTGCGTAACGCGCTCAGCAGATTCAATATGGCTTGCGCCATAAGGCACCACCACATCTTCAGCCGGGATATACACAGCCGTCTGACGACCGATATTCGGGTCGAAATAAACCTTTTTGAACGCAGATCCTGCCAATCCAAGGCTATACAGAAGACGTTCATGCTCCGGACGGTATTCAACCATGCGCTCGGTCAGCTCATAGTTCATGTCCGCTTTCACACGTTGCGCGGCTTCTTCCTTCTCCTTTGACTCCTTGCCGAGAATCTTGACCTTCACAGGCCCAGCGGCAGGGAAGGTTTCGGACATCGTTTCTGCTTGGAAGCGAATTGCTGCTTCTGCCAGAATTGTGGAGTAAACCCCGCAGGCATCTTCCCAAGGCTCAGTACGCTCCTCGTACTTAAACCCAAGAACCTCAAGCCCTTTTACAAATGTATCTGCCCAATCTTTACGAGAGGCGACATCGGCATCGACCTGAGAACTTAATTCTTCAGAAAGAGAAGTTAATGCGTTTTCATCAAGGTATTCCACCAAGTTCGCATCAAACGGACCTTCTACATTCTCTTCAATCCCAATACCCAACGTAATTTCTACAGAGCCATCCTCTAACTCCTCCATCGGCATTTCTTCTGGAGCGAGGACATCCTCAATAATCTCGACATCAATCTCAGACGCCATCGGCTCAATCATCTCGACTTCTTCGTCCAGACCCATCGGTGCGCTGTAAATACTTTTCTCAATCGCCATAATTTGTTTTCCTTAGTAGTACCCGCCTCGGCGCTGCTTAAAGTAGCGAATTTCCTCGGGTTCATCCGTTGGCAGTCGAATAAATCCGCCTTGACGGAACCGCATCAACGCCATGACGGTGCTATCCACCAAGTCATCATGGCTCATAAACGGAAATCCTGCGATTTCCTCGACGACTTCTTCAGCCCAACGGGTCTGAGGCACCCAGCATAACCCAGATGCAACGATGTCAGAAACAGAGTTTAACCGCGCCAATTTATCGCCGGAACCCCTATGTGGCGTATATTCTTGCACCGGCATGCCCGTCCTACGCATTTCTTGATACAGCGCCGTACCCGCTGATTTCTTTTCCACGATAAACGCATCAGGCTCCCACTCCTGCCATTGGCGGAGCGCCATCGCCTTTAATTCGGGGAACTCAAACCGGTCCTTCACACTATTAAGTAAGATGATGTTGTACGCCTCGGTCTCCTCGTTGAGGAACACCCCCCACGTCGTGAGTGCTGTGAAGTCGGCACGGTTGTGGGTTTCTGCTGCGGCGTCGAGACTCATTATGATGTACTCACACGGGGGCGGATTGTCGTTCCCCCAGATATTCCACCATTCCCGCTTCACAATCGCCGCTTCTTCTGCGGTCGGTTGCTGCTGATACTGGGCGTTCCACTGGAACACCGGCATGGACGCTTTTGTACGCTGCAGGGCTGGGAGGTCGAAGAACTCAGGCCACAGCGGTTTCTCCACCATCTTGTGGGTCTGCTTGTCCTCTACTGTCAAGATCGCCGGAAACTCAACAACCTCGTACTGGTCGGCCAGATCATTCTTCGCCATGTCCCGAACAACACGCCCAGTCAGGTCATCGAGATGCCATCGGGTCTGGATAATCGCTACGCGCCCTCCCGGCATGAGACGTGTACGCGCACCGAATGTGAACCACTCGTACGCCTTCTCGAACACCTCAAAATTCCCGTTGATGACGTCCTGTTCCGAGTGGGGGTCGTCCACGAGGAGGAGATCCGCACCGCGACCAGCGAGCGCCGAGCCAATACCACACGCGTAGTACTCACCGGCTGAGTTCGTGTTCCACCGTCCAGCAGATTTAGAGTCAGCCGCCAACGTTACTGTCGGGAATATGTCCTTATACGCCTCGGATGCGATCAAATTACGCACCTTTCGACCGAAATCCACAGCCAAATCGGTGGTGTGGGAGACCATCATTACCTTTTTATCGGGGTGCCTACCCAGAAACCACGCTGGAAAATAGATGGAAACAAGCTGGGATTTACCGTGACGAGGTGGGATATTGACGCAAATACGGTCTTTTTTACCCTCCGCCACGTCCATCAGCAGATTTGCCAGAATGCGGTGGTGTTTACCCACCTTATAATCCGGCTGGATGTGTTTACAAAAGGCGATTAAATCGTTGTAGCAGGCTGTCGCACGCTTCCGCTGTTCCAGCGTCTCGGCAATATCGAGAATTTCGCGCTGCTCATCAGGGGTAAAAGCGTCCAGATTTTCGAGGATCTCCTCGATCTCAGCATCCGTAAAGTCTTCAACGATCGCCTCAACTGCGTTCATCCGCAGCCTCTTCCTCGTCGTCGTAGTGCACTTCTTCTACCTCCCCTTCAAGCTCAACACCGGTGAGCTCGTCAAGGTTCAGCACCTCCCCATCCAAGGTGACGTCGGTGATCTCGTCGTCCAACTGCCGTAACCGGTCGAATTTCTCTCGCAGCCTTTTCCGCAGGTCATCCGTACTCTGGTGAGTAATCGTGACTTCAGTCTTCTCGGCAAACAGTCCAACATCCGAGATTTTACCCAGCAGCTCCAAGGCACGAATGCGTATCCGTGGGTCTGGGTTTTCGGTTTCAGTGAGGAGTTTATTGGTGACGAGGTGACGGATTTCTGCAGCATTGTTGGCAACTGCAGTGCCGAACTCGTCGAGAATCCCACGGACCAGCACGAGAGAAGCCGGAGTCATCTTTGACGCCCGCTGCAATGTCACCTTTTGGTTGGTCAGCTTCTCGTTTTCTGCATACGCAGTAACAACTTTAGCGGCAACATCTTGATCGCCTACATCAGGCGTAATGTTTAACCCGTGTTCACTTAGCTCGAACGCAGTGTTACACGCCGCCTCTGCGTACTTCCGCAGATCGTCGAAATCCACATCGGGGGAAAGAGGCACCCCAATATCAGGACTGAGCATCATATTCATATTCGCAAGTCAGTAGTGACCGTTGCCGAATTATATGCAGCAACAAAATTTTTTTGCAAGGGGTACCTTTTGGGTCCCCTTAAGGGGGGTGTTCCCATAAAGCGGGGGGTAGGGGGTCCCGGTTTTCATTTAGTTGTACGTTGTTCACGCAAATTATTAACACATATACGCGCGATGGTACCTAGTCGAAAAAGGGGGGGATGGGGGCCGGTGGGGTCTGTTATACGCCGTATAACATAGCAGCGCCTAGTCTATCGGGGTCTATTTAGGGGTGAGTTATCATGCTTTTTTGTGCTGTTTTGTTATCATGTGTCCATCGAAGCAATCCCGCTTCGGTGCAACGTTTCAATACTAGGAGAAACGACAATGGAAAACGTAACTATCAGCGCGACCACAACTAGCGCAGTAATCGGTGCACTCAAAGCAGTAAGCGCTGCGGATAAACAATGGGTCAAGGTGTCCGACGCCTGTAAGGTCGAAGGCATCACTGCGGACACGCTGGCGCCGAAAGGCCAACATCGTGAACCGATGAAGCTCGTCGTGATCGGCGCATTCAACAAGGCGCAGCAAGAATTGCTGGCGAAGGCGCCAGCTACTCTGAGTGAAGGTGAGAAGGCTGAGCGCCGCGAATTGCAGCAGCGCATCGGTCGATACCTTGCCCTGATTCAGCAGCATCTACGGCCGAAGAGCCCGAAAGGCGCGAGCCATCGCCGCAGTATCGAAGAGCGCCTGCGTGATGAATGGAAAGCGCAGATCGAAGCAATCAACAAGGCGCAAAAGAGTGAAGGCGATCTTGCATTCGACGCCGACGTTGTGGTCAAGACGCTCCGCGAATTGATCGCTGATCTGTAACCACAACAGCCCCGCTTCGGCGGGGCTTTTTTTTTTGCCCTGAGAAAGTAAGTTA